GCCGCGGCGATGCTCGACAACCTCACCCCACAGCCGTACCGACCCATAGGCGACCGCCAGGGCCGAGGTCGACATCAGGCGCGCCTCGTCGCTCGCCCGATCGCGATCGGCGAACGCAAACACGCCATAACCGCGTTGCGGATCGCCGGTCATCAGGCCATCGGAGGGCCACAGATCACCCTGGAACGGGCTGAACAGATGCGTCCCGCGCACCAGCCAGAGCCGCCAGCCGGTTAGTTCGCCGAGGGTCAGGCAGGGGTCTTTGCCGGCTCCACGGGCGGCGAAGGCGTTGCCGGCGGCGGTGATCGCGGCAGGATCGAAGGTGCCGTCGGCGCGCGGGAGGGTGACACCGGCTCGCGCAAGGGTATGACGATGTGCCGGCGAACGGGGACACCAATCTCCATCAGGCTCACCTTCCGGGCTGCGATCGGCGACATAGAAGCGGATCATTGCGCAGAAGCGCGCGTCGAGGCAGGCCTCGCCCAACCCGGCTTCCGGACAACGCGCCGCAGCTTGCATGCGGTCACCTCGGTAACGGCCGGCCTGCGGTCATGTTCTCCGGCAGCAGCATCGCGGCCAGACCGGCAACCGCCACCAGCGCCTGGATCGTGGCCTGCAACACGCCATCATTGACGTGAAGGCCGGCGGCGGCCAGCAATGCGCCGGCACCGGCATAGCTCGACGGCTCTTTCAGGCGAGCCAGCACAAATGCAAGAATATTCATGGCAACCTCTCTTGGCAGTCGAAAAGATTGTGGCAGTCAAAAAGATTGCACCGACCCACACCGCCGCCGACCCCGCATCGTTGCCGACCCCGCACCGCCGCCGGCCGGGCGGCGCTTCAGCGGCTGGCGACGACGATGCGCAGTCCGTCGGGGCCGAAATTGAACTCCTGGCTGGTGCCGTTCGACTGGCGCAGCTGGCACAACCCGGTTTCGACACTGGCCGACAGGATCAGCCCGGGCACATCGGCCAGCGTGTCGCGGCGCACGATCTTGTAGCGGCACCGCTCGCTTTCGGGATCGACATTGGTCAGTTTGCGCGGCAGCATGGCATGCTCCTCGATGGGCGAGGCGGTTTGCCGGTGGGCGACACCCCTATTTGCGGTCCTGCTTTTGCACGATCTGGGTTCGCAGATTGCCGATCGCATCGATGATCCGCCCCAGAGCGGTCCGCATTTCCTCGTGAAAGTCGCGCTCGTCGAGGCGGCGCTGCTCGACTGCGCGTTCGAGTTCCTGGATGCGCAATTCATGCGCGGCGAGCTCGACGCCGAAATTGACACGCAACTGCTCGATGTCGCTGCGCAGGCTGATATAGCTCGTCACCGCACCGCCGCCGATCGTCACCAGCAGCACCGCCGCCTGCAGGATGTGTCCGAAATTGATCTCCGGCGAAAAACGCGGCCTTGGCATCATGGTACAAAGGCTGCCGCCGGGGTCGCTTTCAGCAGCTCGGCCAGCACTCCGGCCCAGACCGGCTGACACGCCGCATCCTGCAAGGCGATCCGCACCGCGCGTTTTTCTTCGATTGCAGTCAAGAGGCCGGCCGAATTTCCGGCCGCCGCAATCGCCTGTCCGGTCTTGGCCAGGACCGGCCAGCAGGCCGCACCGGCACTGTCGCCGACCGCCGTCGCGACGGTGGTTGCGCTCTGCGCGTCATCGGCGGTGAATTGTCCGATCTGGGCGCAGCCGCCGAGCCACGATGCCAGCGTCACCGCCAGCAGCAGCGCGCCGAGCGTGGCCGCCATATCACCGAGCGCCACCGCGCGATCGTCGATCAGATTCCATAGCTTCGACATCGGTTTCATGCTCCTGTAGTGCCAATAAACGTCCATGCCAGATTGGCGAGAGTGGGGTCCGGCGACGCCGGTGCCGTCAGCGTCAATACGTCTCCGGCATCGAATGTCGTCGCCGCCGGCATTGTGAACGTCGCGGTGGTCGCGGCGGCGGCGAACACCATGCTGCCGACATCGGCACCGTTCTTCTGCACCGCGAACACGGCCGTCGCGGTGGCCGCAACGCCGGCCGTTCCCTGGCTGCCGGCCAACCCGGCCGGGAAGGTCACGGCGGTGGCGAAGACATAGCGCTGCAGCACCAGGTTGGCGCTCGGCTGGCCATTGACAAAAGTGCCGGTGACGACATTGGTCGTCGCCTGTCCGGCGCCGGTGATCGCATAGCTGTAGGCTGGTACCGATGCCAGATCCTGAATTCCGCCACCGACGATGTTCAGCGAGACGAATTTCAAATAGATCGTCTGGCCGATCAGATTGGCTGGATAAGGGAAATGCCCGATTGCGCCATTGAGCAGGGCAAACTGGCTGCCCGACGCATGGTCGACGATTGCCGTGCCATAGGCACCGCGATAGAGCGTGGTCAGATCGTATTGCGATGTCCCGGTCAGCGTTGCGGTCTGGTAGGCGAGCAGCTCGCCGCCGAGATAGCTCAGCGTCGCCAGATTCTGCGCATCGGTCGGCGAGACCGAAATCAGCGAACCGCGGCTCTCGGTCAGATCGACCGCCAAAGTATCGACCGTATCCGGCGAGGAATTCGGCGGCAGATCCGCCGTCGAGACGCCCTGCGTCGCCGGCGCGTCGACCGTCCCGGCGAGCGCATAAGAGCTGCCGTCGCTCGAGATCCAGACCTGCGCCGAACCCCAGTTCGGGCCGCCCGACAAGCCGATCCAGATTTCGAGATCGCCCGACAGGAGTCCGGCGGGCGGTTCGAAAATCAGCGGTGGGTTGATGCTGCCAGGTGCCGCATTGTAGTTCGGCACATAACCGGCGCTGGCCCCTTTGGGATAGAGCACGGCGGTGGAGTAGCCGCCGAAGTAATCCTCGGCGGTGATTGCCAGAGTGCCCTCGTCATCCTCTTCGACCGCAGTGACACGGACCGTCAGCGCGGTGGCGCCGAGCCGCGCATCGGTGATCTGGACCAGGTCCATCGGCTCGAGCAGGCAGTATTTCCAGCCGAGCTGAAACGTGTAGGTATTGCGGAAATAGAGGCTGCGCTGCAGCAGCAGTTGCGCCGCGATCGGTCCGGCATAGGTTGCATCGACGATCGCATTGGCCTTGAGCGAGGTGTTGCGACGCACGCCGTAAAGGTCGATCGAGGCCTGGTCGAAGGCTTCGACGATCGTGGTGTTGTAGCTGTTGGCGCGGTCGAGGCATTCCACCTCGATCATGTTGTCGGCATCGGCCGGCGTCGAGCGGACGATATGCACCGGATCGTCGGTAAAGCCGCCGGTGATCGGCCCGGCTCCCTGGCGCAGTGCCGGGCCGCCGGGATTGACCCCGAGATTGGTGCCGACGCTCGATTCCTGGATGACGAAATCATCCTCGCCGAAACTGTAGAGCACGGTCGTATTCGGCGTGTAGGTGTAGGGGGCGCTGGTCGTGCCGATGATGATTTCCGAGGTGCCGCTGGCGCTGCCGCCGATCGTGGTGCCGCCCTGCAGCTGGACGATGACGAGGGCACTGACCGAGCAGGATGCGTAGATGCCGTAGCTGCTTAGCGCCGCAGTGCCGGCTACCTGCTGGGCGAGCCCGGCGGCAGTGCTGGTATAGGAGGTCTGGTCGGCGGTACTGGCGATGTAGCTGACGGTGATTGGCGAGCCGCTGAGCGCCGGGTTGGTGAAGGTCAGGCTCAATACGTCGTCGGCGACGATCGTCCCGGAGATGGTGACGATCGTATAGGTGGCACTGAGCGGCTGGTCGCCATAGGGCAAGATCTTCAGCAGTGCACCGGACCAGACGATCGCGCTGTTGGTGATCTTGGTGATGTCGCCGAGCGACTGCTGCGCCTCTTGCTGGGTGTTGAGCAGCGGCGACAGAAACAGGCCGGCGGCGGCGCAATATTGCGAATAGCTGGCGAGGCTGTCGAGATTGACTGCGGGAAAGCCGGCGCCGTAGCGCGGATTGGTCAGGAAATCGGTGATGATCGCCGCCGGGTTCGCGTCGTATCCATTGATCCCGCTCGCCGCTTCAAGGCCGATGACCTCGAACGAGAAATTGGGCAGGGACGCGGTGCTGCCAAGCTGGTAGTTGTCGAGCGTGACATTGGCGGTGCCGGAATAATTGAGCACTGTGTCCGGATGGTTTGTCACCCAGTAAGGGTCGGCCGGCTGGCCGTCGGCGCCGAGATTGATCGTGGACAATCCGGGCAATGTGCTGAGCGCTGCGGTGTTCTTGTTCCACCATACCGTGTTGATGCCGCTGATCGGCCCCTGGCAAACGCCAAGAATGACCGAGGCACTGTAATTGTATTGCCCGCTGCCGGTCTTGCCGCCGCCACCGCCCTTGCCCTTGAGCCCCGAGCTCGCCGGCGTTGCGGTGAAGTCGTCATACTGGATCAGATTGGGCGCGACCCGTGTCGTCCCGTAGACGAGCGGAATGACGCCGCCCTTTTGCGAAGTCTGGAATTGCAGCGAGCCGATCGCCGTCTTCTGCTTGGCGTTCGATCCGCCATGGAGAATCCCGGTCATTCAGAGTCCTGCAATGAAAAGTCGGAGGTCAGCGGTCGGTGAAAGGGCAGAAAAATCGCGCATCGCGCCCGGCGAGCGGGCCCTGTCCGGCATCGGCATGGACGACGCCGGCATTGTGCCAGGCATGGATCAGCCGCGGCCAGGCAATGACGATCGCGCCATGGGCAAAGCAGCGGCCAAAGCGGAACAGCACCGCATCGCCCGGCATTGGCGGCCCGTCGATCTCGCGCGCATGGCGCCGCAACCCCTCGAGATAGCGTTCGACCCCGCGGTGCAGATGCCAATCCGGCGGGTAGAACGGCACGTCCACATGCGAAATGACGCCTGCCGCCTCATAGATTTCGGCCAGCAGCATCAGGCAGTCGACACCGCCGCCCTTGACCCGCGCCATGTGGTGATACGGCGTGCGCAGCCAGCTCGCCGCCTCGGCAACCACCGCGGCGCGGCGCGGATCGCTCAAACCGCCGACTCCGGGGTCGGCACGTAGGGAACCCCGCCGAAATGGTTCGGATTGTTAAAGACGTTGGTGCAGGTGGCGAGCGAGCGGTCGCAGCCCGGCAACAGCTGGAACTGATCGCCCGTCGCCGGCGGCGACAAAAACGCGAGCTTGACGCTCACTGCGCCATTGCTCATTTGCGTGATCGTCCGGCTGTCGCCGGCGTTGGCCCCGCTCAGGCCGATGATGGTGCCCTGAACATAGAGCCCGGCCGGGGTCGGGTTGACCGTGCTGAGGATCTGCGTCTCGCTCGAACCTGCGAGGCAGGCAAAGCTCGCCTGCAGGCTGGCACGGTCGAATTGGCACATCGCGTCACCAAACACGTGGTTGCACGATGGCTGCCACAGCCGCCGCGGCATCTGGATGTTCAACAGTTCGAGATGCGAGCGGCACTTCATGTCGATCGCGGTGCGGCTGCAATCGAGATCGGAAATACGGCCGGCGAACAGGACCACCGTGCCGGGGCTGGTGTTGGAATAGACCGGCATAAAGGCGCGCTCGAGCTGCAATAGCGCGCCGTCGAGCTGGCCTTGCCAGGCTGCTTGCAGCCACGGCGTATCGCCGATCAGGTCGGTGGTCTCGGGGTAGACCTTGATATCGAGTTCGTCGACCTCGGTCCCGATCACGGTCTTGGTCTTTGAGCGCTCGAATTTGGGGCCGAGGGCGAATGTAAAGCCATTGACGACGATCGCCGTTGGGGTCGCCGCGTAGCGCAGCACCCCGCCACCGACCAGCGTAAAGGTGTAGAGATCGGCCATCGCGAACATTTCGGTCGAATTGAGGAGTGCTATCAGCGCCGGCGAGGCGGGTTTCATCGTCGATGCCCGATCATTGGAACCGTGATGACCATTGCGACTGCGCAGCACTCGACCAGGCGCGAAGATCCTCGCTCTGCATTGCCAGACGCCGGTGCAGATTCGTATTCCAGACCGCGTCGAGCGCGGCCTCGATCGCCTCCACATCGCCCGGCGGAACCTGCGCGTAGCAACCGAGCCACGGGATCGCCGCCGACCCGACCACCGGCAGGCCCACCGCTGCCGAGTCCGCGGCGACGATGTTGAAGGTCTCGGAAAACGACACCTGCATCGAAATGTCGATAGTCGATGCGAGCTGCATCAGGAATTGCGGGTGCGGCAGCCAGTCCTGCTCGATCAGCACGTGCCGGCCGCCAGCCGAGCCGGCGAACAAGGCGCGCAGGTTATTCACGACCGGCGCGGCACCACCCTCGATGCGGCCGGCATTGATGTAGAAACGCAGCTTGCGGCCCTGCGCATTGGCGAAGGCGATTGCGGCGATAGCCTGCAGCAGGTGGTTCTTCAACGGGCGGATCGCCCCGAAGCAGCCGATATGAACCTCGTCTTTGGCCACCGGCGCATGCGGCACCAACGCCACCCGGCCAGGCAATGGGTAGAAATTCGGCCCATAGCTGACGAGCGCCTCGGCATCGCCGAAATCGGCGGCCATCACGCGCAGTTGCGCCTGGGCGGCCGCCGAGTTGCACATGATCTCGATACCGCGTTTCAAATAGCCGGCGAGCCACCCGGTGGCGATTCCCTCATTGGCCAGGAACGGCGCCTCCGAATGGGTGCGCACGATCCATTGCACCCGCGGGTGGCGCTTCTTCAGTACGTCGAATTTTTCGGGCACGACCCATAGCGCTTCGATGATCGCGTGCGTGGCGCGATAGGCCGTGACCTCGCGATCGATCGCGTTGTTGTCGACGACCTCGACGAGTTCGGCAGCGACTCCCAGTCCGGCCAGCATCTCGACGAGAAAGGTGACCGAGTTGTGCAGACCCGAAGACAGGTCGCCGCCCGACTGCTCGCGCACTCCCCAATAGCCCCGGCGGCGCTTGCAGATGAACAGCACGCGCGAACGGCGCCGCGGCGCCGGCGATCTCAGCGGCATCAGGTCCTCACCGAAATGAAGGTCAGTTTTTTGAGCTGCCAGAGCCGGTCCATGAAGTTTTCGAAATCGTAGCTGTCATCGACAAAGCGGCAGCGGAACCAGTACGAGAAATCGACGTCGATCACGACGCCGGTTGGCGGCGGAGTGGCAAAGGTCAGCAATCCGGTGTCGGGGTCGACGCTGTAACTGGATGGGTTCTGGACGATCCCGTTCCAATAGACTGCGTCGACCGCATTGGGCGCTACGATCGGCTCGACAAAGCCGCCATTCGACAACGCCGTGCCAATCGTGCGCTGCAGCTGAAATACCGCGGTGCTCGAATTGCCGGTGCCGAGGTATTGGCCGGTGATTTGATGGTCGCTCGGGTCCTGGAACAGGAACGTGCCATAGGCACCCTGGCACGACAGGAAGAAGCCGAGCAGGGTGCGCAACTCGTCAAACCCGGCTGCCGGGTTGTCGCGCAGAAAGGCGAAGACGAGAGCGAACTGCCACAACGGATAGGGGTAATCGAGCGCCCGCAATTCCCGGCCAGAGACCGCGCGCTGGATGCGGGTCTCGAAAATCGGCGTCTTGGTGACGCTCCAGGCGAGCCCGGGCAGGCTCGGAAAGACCAGTGCCATCAGGCGCTCCGCAATGCCGAGCCGTTGCGCATCGCGCGATTGATCGCGGCGACCAGCTGGCTGCCGTTCGACTGGAAAAATTTGGACACCGACTGGCCGTCCATGGCGGAGACATTGAACATGACGTTGGCGCCGCCGCCATTGCCGCCGCCGCCATTGCCGCCGCCGGCGATCATCGATTGGAGCCCTTGGCTGATATTGGCGGGCAGCACCATCTCATTAGCGTGCAGCATGGCGAGCGATGCCGAAGGCACCATCCAGCCGCCCTGCGCCGACGGCACGATGCCGCCTTGCTCGAACCCGAACAGCGAGCCGATGCCTTTGAACAGGCTGCCGAACAGGCCGCCGCCCGAAACCAGGCCGCCGAGCCCGATGGCGCCGAGCAGGCCTTGCGAGCCGAACACGCCCTGGCTGAGACTGCCGCCGACGATGTCCTCGCCGGCGCCGCTGATCCCGCCCCAGAAATCCTGGCCACCGCCACCGCCGCCACCGCCACCGGTGCCGCCGCCGGCGAGGCTCGCGCCGAGCATCTTCCCAAGACCGCCGAACACGCTCTTGACTGCGGAATCGACAAATTCCGCAATGATCGATTGGGCTAGGTTCGACAGCGCCTTTTGCACCGTCGTCGTGCCCATGATGATGCCGGTAATCGAGGTATCGAGGGCGCGCTGGATCGGCTGCAGCAAGGCGGTCCACTGTTTCTCGCTGTTCTGGACCGCCTCGGTGTCGAGCTTCTCCTTGTCGGTCAGGTATTTCTGATAGGCGATCTCCTGCTGTTCGGTCAGCTTTTCCTGAGTGCCGGCGTCATCGCTCGCGGCGGCCAGCTTCTTTTCATAGTAGTCCTGCTGCAGGGCCCATTCACTGTCGAGCAGCTCTTTGAGCTGGGAAAGTTCTGTAGCGGTCGAGATCGTCCCGAGCTGCGCCTGCTGCTCGATCGCCGCCTTCTGGCGGGCATAGGCGGCATCGGTGACCTTTTCCCCGGCGGAGAGTGCGTCGAGCGAGTCGCGCTCGTTTTGCACGGCCAGCTGCTTTTCGAGCTGATAGATGTTGTTTTCGACCGCCAGCTGCTCCTTCGAGCCGGCCGTCGTCAGCGCCAGCTTGTCCTGCCAGAATGCCAGCTCCTGGCCCTTCGAATCGGCGAAATAGGACTGCTCGGCGGCAAGCTGGCCCTGCAGTTCGGAACGCCATTCTGCGAGGCGGTCCTGGCCACCGCCGGACTGCCCCCCAGCATTCGCCTCGGTGACCGTGAGGCCACCGCCTTGGCCGCTCCGGCCGCCGGCCGCCGCCGAGGATGTCGCGCCGCCAGTGCCTGCTGCGCCGGCCAGCCTCGCCGCTCGCGCCTGCAATGCACCGACGGCCGAGCCGATCTGCGCCGCCGCCGAACTGACATGCGACTGCGCCTGTTGTGCAGCGGCGCCGAGCCCGGCGAACTGGGCCTTCATTGCCTCGGTCGCGCTCGCCACCGAATCCGCTGCCGTTGCGAGCCCCGATTGCAGGCCGTCGGTCTGCGCGGTGATCGCGACGCTGGTCTCGATATCGGCCAAATCAGCCTCTCAGATAAAGAAAAACCGGCGGCCGGCACTGGGGTACCGCCCGGATGGCGGGCCTGGCCCGCTTAGCCGGCCGGTTTGGCGCGGCGTTTCAGCTCGGCAAAATCGAGCATTGCGGGGGCGAGCCCGGCATGTACGTCACCCTGGGCGAAGCTCGGCCCGAGTGCCGCGAGCAAGGCACCGATATCGCCTCTCCGCTGCTGGTCCGGCCGGACGTTCGCGATAGTCTCCGCCGCGGTCGGCCGGCGGGCCGCGTTGCCGGCGCCGAGGCGCGCCGCCACCACCAGGTGCAGCGGTGGATGGTCGATCCAGTAACGGGTCAGCTCCTCGACTTCGAGCAAGGTCATCGCGTCGATGACCGGGTAGGAATATCCGCAGGCGGTGGCGAGCAGCCCATAGATGTGTCCCCAGCCGTCGCGATCGTCCGCCGCGCCCCCGAGCCCGGCTCGGGGGCCACCGCTTCCCCCGGCGGCGGCTCCTGCGCTCGCAGACCCGAGCCGGTCAGCACGGCGTTCAGCACCGTCCCGGCATTGCCGAGATCGAGCAGTCCTTCGACCGTCTCCACGGTCATGTCGGGGTAGTTTCGCTGCAATGCGGCGGTCACGATCTCGACGAGGACCGCGATCTGCGTCTCGCCCATTTGCGCGCCGATCTCGGTCAGTTGCCGCACCTTGGGCATCAGCCGGCGCAACTGGCCGAGCGTCAGCGGCGGGATGGTCCATTGCTGGCCGCCCATTGCGACCATGATGCCGGGGATCACCTGCGGTCCCTCACGGCCGGCACCTTGCGCCGCCGCATCATTCGACCGTGCTCAGGTAGCCGATCGTGCCCGACGCGTCGGCGAACGCGCTGAAATCGAGCTCGCTGATCGACCAGTCGTCGATCTTGGTCGGCAATGACAGCTTGTTGGCGGTGCACGCGTTGAGCCGCAAGGCCAGACCCTCGCCGCTATAGGTTGTATAGAACGTGGACTTGAAGGTCGGGGTCGTCCCCATCAGCTGGTTGGTCAGGGTGAGCTGGTTGCCGCTGGTCGTGACATTGTAGGTGTAGGAGATCAGCACCGCGGCATTGGCGTCGGCGGCCGAGAACGTGTAGATGCCGGTGGCGAAATCGACCGAGTACTGGCCGGCGGCCGACGGGGTCGTCACCCGGTTGAAGCGCTGCCCGGAGCCGGCATAGGCGACGCCGAGATCGTCATTGTAATACGCGGCATTGGCCACGGTCACAGTGAACGGCGTCGTCGCCGGCACGCTCCCCGCTTCGAGCTGTGCTACTGCGAACTGGCCGGTCGCCGCGGTCGTGCCAAAGAAGATGTCGGAATAGAGGAGACCGAGGATCTGGGCGAACTTGGCCTTGCCGCTGATCTTGCCCTGGCCGCGCGCAATTGCCACCGGGAACTGGAGCTGGCCGTAGAGCTCCTTGTCGGTCCAGTCGAAATCGATCTGGATGTCCTGGAGCACACCAAACTGGCGCGGGCCGATGCCGGAGCCGGTCGCGTCGGTGCGTTCGCCCCACACCGCCCCGGAGCCAAAGCTGAGCTGCATGTCAGATACTCCTTTGCAAGTCGTCGCCGCGGGTTTCCGCGACCGTGGTCTCCGCCTGCGGCGAACCGCCGGCCTCGTTTCGCGTCTCGGTCAGCAGCCGCTTCAGGGTTTCCTTTGCCGCATGGGCGATATTCCATGCCGCGGTATCGCGGGCGATCGCCGAGCCCGGGAAATGATTTTCCCACCATCGCTCGATCAGCTGGTCGAGCGGATGCGCAAGCCGCACGGGCGGCCTTTCGACCCGATCCATGATGTCCTCCAATCCTGCCGGTCAGTATTCGTGCCGCGACGCGGCGACGGGTCCGCGCCGGCGGGTGGCGTGGCCGCCAACAATCAGACGCAGAGGATCTCGACCGGGACGATCGCGATCGCCTGGTCGCCGAGCACCCCCTCATCGGTCTCGATCTTCCCGGCGATGTAGGCGTGCTGCACCATTTGCGGCAGCCCGAGGTTCTGCACCCCGGTCGTCGGCGACGGCGCCAGCGCCGCCTCCAAAGCGTCGAGCAGCGGGTTCAGCAGCATTGCCGGCGCGGCGTAGGGATCGTCCGAATGGACATAGACGTAGAAATCGGCATAGAGCGTCCAGACGGTCGGCGCCCCTAATGCCTTGATCTGCGCCACGCCGCCTTTTTCGCTCATGAACAGGGCCGGCTGCTCGGCTGGCCCCAGATCAGTCCAATGCCGCAGCCTACGGTTGGCGCTGGCAAAGCCACCCGCAGTCGCCGCCAGCGTCCATAGCGTCGAATAGATCATTTCGCGGACGATCATCAGCTCATCGCCTGTCGCAGTGCATCTTCGATGCCCGTGCCGATATCGGTGCTCATGTCGTCGAGCGCCGAGCGCAGGAACGAGCGCGCCGGCAAGTCCATCCGGCGGCTGTGCGCGGCGACGCTGATGGTCTTGGCCGAGATCGGGCGGCCGAACGCTTCCTTGATCTGGCGCAGGCTGGCCTTGACATTGACCACGCCGAAAAAGCCGTATTCCTGAGCCGCGGCATAGTCGAGATCGCTAGCCACGGTCGCGGTCACGCTGCTTGCGGTCTGAGCGACCGACATCGCGATGCTCGATTTCAGGTTGCCGCTGCGGACCGCCAGCACCTGGCCGCTGAGCTTGTCCTGCTGGACATGGTTCTGCAGGTCGAGGCCGAGCTTGGCGATCGCCCGCGCGACCCCGCTATTGGCCTGTCCGGCGAGCCCGCGCAGCCGGTCGAGCGCCGGTGCGGTGCCCAAGAGTTCGGCCGAAATCACAGCGCCCCCGCAAGCACTGCCGGGTCGGTGCTGGTCGGCGCGATCACGATCGGCGTGCTGGCGACCGGAGCGACGACGCGGTATTGCTGCAACAGGGTCGCGATCGCCGGGCTCATGTCCTTTTGCACATAGCTGACCGTCTCGCCGCCGCCCAGCGATTTGCTGGCCTCGCCAATGCGCGTGCGTTCGCGGTAGCGCAAGGCGACGAGCTCGATGCATGCCTGCGCGATTTCCGGCGGGGTTGTGAGGTAGCCGGCGGTGTAGGTGACGAGCACATTCTGCGGCCGGCGCGTAAAGCGGTAGCCGCGCACCACCAGCTGCGTCGGCGAGAACACGTATCCGGCGGTCAAGCCGGTACTCGGCAACGGCGGCGGCGCCGGCGGGATCGTGATGCCGTCGATCGTCAGCGACAACACCGCCGAGACCGGGAAGCAGCCGAATTGCAGTCGATGGCCGCCGGTGCCGTCACGGATTTCGAGATAGTCCGATTGCGCGATCGAGCGGTTGAGCCAGGTCTGGATGTACTGGCTCGCCGCCGTGATTAGCCGGGTCAGCAATGCGTCGTCGGTTGGCGGAAACGCACTCTGCCCGGTCTGCAGCCAGGCCTTGACATCGGCCAGGGTGGTCAGATCGCCATACATCAGGCGTGCCCCTGCGGTTCGGCGCCCGGCTCGCCGTCCAGTGCCAATAGCGGCGCCCAGGCGCGCTCCAGCCGCGTCACCTCTTCATACATTCGGCAGCAGGCGGAGCGTGCCTCGTCGCCGCCGACCGCGGCGATCAGCAGCGACATCAGGATCGTGCTGACCGCGTCGAGTGCCGCCGGCCAGCCATGCGTTTCGGCGGCTCCGGTGACGGCGGGATTGATTTCCTTGATCGCCCGTCTGACACTGGCGGCATAGGCCTTGCTGTCGGCTTCAGACACCACTCACCCCCTTTTGTCGGCCGCTGGCCGTGGGCTCTGTGCGCCGCCGCGGCCGGTCGTCGCGCGGCGCCGGACGGCTCTGCCCGGCGGGAGCCGCCGCCGGTACGAAGCCATGTGCGATTAGCTCCGCCGCCGCCGCCGCCGGAACCAGCACGTCGCCATTGGCGTCGCTCGGATATTGGCATCCGGCAAAGCTGCACCCGACGGCATCATCATGATGCAGCCGGACGAGGCCATTGGCGCCGGAGCCATCGGGCCCGGGATCCGCGGTCGTAACCGTTTGGCTCTTCGCCAATGCAAACCCTCCTACCGCAACAAGAAAGTGCACTGCTTCCGGCGGCACCTGGACGATGCCCCGAGGATTGACGCGATAGCGCATCATGCCGTGATTGGCCTCGTCCTGGCCAAACCAGGCACGCAGCGCTACCAGCGCGGACATTGAATCAGCCTTCGGGAACCGGCCGCGGGGAATCAGCCGTTAGCGATATTGGTGATGACACCCATGGCAAACGGCGCGTAGACGGCCAGCACCTCTTCGGCGTAGACACCGACCTGCCGTTGCCGGGTCACGATCGGCCAGTCGATCTGGTAATAATCCTGCCGGGTTTTGACCTCGGCGACATTCGGCACCTCGTTCGACTGGTACTGGATCGGCAAATTCTCGGCCCAGCCGATGATCGTGCCTGGCGGAACGCGCGGATGGATCCGGATCGGGATCCGCAACCCGCCATAGATCGCAAACGGATTGTAATAGAACTGTACCGTTCCCGATGCAGTCAGCTGGTACTCGCCCTCGCTGCCATCCGCCGGCGTATCATAGCGCAACAACGGGCCCGAGCTGTTCGACAATACCTTGGTCGTGATGTTCTTCAATTCCTGGGAATTGACGTAAAGCACAGTCGGGGAGAGCTCGAAATTGTTCCACATTGCCTGGAACATCATGTCGATTTCGACGACCGAGCCGCGGCCTGAGGCGGTCAGCGGCGTCCCGGTCCCGGCGGTGCCGGTCGCCATGATATTGACGTAGGCGTTCGAGCCGTCTTTCAGCGCCGTCGTTAACAGCCCGTCATAGGCGTAGCTCGGATTGGCCGAATTGTCGGTGGTGATGGCACTCTGCGACTGGGTCCCGGTGGTGAGCGGTGCGGCAATCGCCAGGCTGTTGATCGTCGTGATCGCCTGCAGCGTCTCCGCCCCGGAGGCGGACCCGACATACCAGGCATAGGCAACCGCACCCTGGATCGGGGCAACGCTGCAGAACAGCGTCTGCCCGAGCGTCACTGCCTGGCTCGCTTCGCCACTGATGTTCGAGGAACCGCCCGAGAGCGTGAAGGTGTTGTTGTCGACGCCGGTGATCGTCTTCGTCGTGGCGACACCCGCCGAGACGCTTGAATTCTGGTAGCCCTCGAGGGTCAGCGCCGCGACCTTGACGTAATAGGTGGCGCTCGGCAGCGTCGCGGTGGCGCCCGAGGCCGACAGGGTCGGGGTTGCCGGCGTGCCCAGCACCAGCGAGGCGTTGCCGGCGAGGATCGCCATCTCCTCCTTCAGCATCATCTTTTGTAAGAGGCGAAACGTCATCCGCGCCTGGATGTCTTCGAATTCGCGGCCGGCAGAGATCGCTTCGAAAGTCGCGGCGTCTTCCTCGCCGATGGTCACGAACGTCGCCGACTTGTTCGAGGTCGAATACGACATCTGGCCGGAACGCTGGCCTTCCGGGACCCAGCCCATCGCGTCGAAGCCCGAGCCGATGATGGCGTTGACCTGGCGCCAATTGGTCGCGGTGCCGGTGCCGCCGCCGACCCGCGGCATCACGTTGCGGATCGGAGTGACGAACGGGTAGAGGTTTTTCGCCGGCGCTTGCAGGTCGTAGGCGACAAGACCGGTCGCGGTCGAGATCGATTTCGCGAGCAGGTCGTTGGGATGCCGGAGCGCCATCTTGCACAGCTCCAGCGTGTCCTGGGTGATCGAACTCATGCAAAGTCCTCCCGAAAGGGGGGCAAAGAAAAACCCGCCATCGGGCGGGTTCGGTTACGGCCGGAAGGCCGATCTATTCACCGCGCAATGGTTTCGCCGCGGCGGTGCCGGGCGGGCGGATCGGGTTGGCGTGGCTCGCCTTGATCAGCGCCAGGGTCTGCTCTTCGTTGCTCATGCTGGCGAGCGCCTGGGCGAGGGCCTCCGGGGACAACCCGCCATCTCCGGCGCTGCGGTCCTGCTGCTTGGTGATCGCCGTCAGGTTCCGGCTCATCGTCAGGGGCGGCAGCGGCGTGCGGGCGATGTCTTCGACCCGCATTGCCAGCTGGTCGAGGCGCGGCACGATGTCGGTCAGGGTCGCAATCAGCGCTGCCTTTTCCGCACGTTCGTTCGCCAGAAGCTTGGCCAGATGGCCCGATGCCTTGCCGGTCTCGAATTCCGTTCCCTGCCATTCCGCCTCGGGCGCAAAGCCGGCGGCGTCGCATTTGGCACCGGCGGCAACGAGGTGGTCATGCGCCTCGGCCAGATGCTGCAAGGTCTCCTGCGAGTGCCGTGCGCCGGCCTTGGCGGCACCGCACAAGGCTCCGTCGCTCAGCTTGCCGATGCAGTCATGGGCCACATCCATCAGCGCCTGATGCCCCGCCCCGCGCTTGCCGAGAGCGGCCGCGATCATCTCGATCACGCCGTTCGCCGCGGCAGTGGCCGGCTGTCTTGTGCTGTCGACCGTGGCGTTTTCGCCGGGTCGGAATTCCGGTGCCGGCGGCCGCACCATCGGCACCGGGCTCAGCGGATTGCCGGCGGTATCGACGGTCGCCTCCTCGCTCGGCATCGCACCCGCCGCCTTGAGCGCGTCGCGCGCCTGGGCCAGATGGCTCCGTTCGGTGAATAAGAGACCATCCATCCCGATACATTTGTCGACCGCATGGTGCGCGAGGTCGAGCAGCGCCTGATCGCCGAGGCTGTGCCTCGATTTGGCCAGTAATGACGCGGCGAGCTTGCGCAGCCTGGGGCCGCGCGTGCTGCACAGATCGGCAATGCGGGCGGCACCGGAGGCGCCGGCGGCCATGATCAGCACATCTTCGACGACCGGGCTGTCGGCAGCGCTGCCGATCTCGGTATCGTTCAGGATCTCGCCGGTCTCTTCGGCCACCAGCGCATTCAAGAAGCCGCAAAGCTCGGAGATGATCGCTTGCAGCCGCGCCGGCTGCGGTGAGCTGTCGCCTTCCATCGCCGCCTCGACCGCCAGGCTCTCCTCGAGCCAGTCGAGATCGAGAATGATCCGGGCAACGTGCCCGACATCCCATAGCGCCTTGGTCAGCGCGAGCCGGGTCGGGTTCGCCCCGGCCTTGCGCTGCCTGTCGGAGGCGGGCGGTCCGGCCGGGTCGATCCTCTCCTTCCAGGCGGCGATGATCCGGGCCTTGATCTGGTCGAGCTGCTCCGGGGTGTAGCGGCTGGCGTTGCCCGGGCGGTTGATAAAGCTCCAGGCAGCGCGGATATGCCGCTCGGTATCGATCGGATAGCGCTCTCTGCCGTCCGGCTGATAACCGGGATCGGCGTAAGGGACGGTGCCGTAAGGGGCATCGGCCCGTGCCTGGGTGCCGGCCTTGGCGAATGCTCCTTCGGCGTTGGCGACCGCACTCCTCGCCGCGGCGATCAGTGCCTCGCCGGAATATCCGCTCTGGCCGCCCAAAGAAGCAGCGCCGGCCGCCGTCCCACTCTCCTGACATTTGATCGCGTCGGCCTTGGCCAAGTGGCGGTGCTCGGGCACGCCGCAGGCCCAAATCTGGATCGGCGAGTTGAACCGGGTCTCGGGCATCTTGCGCGCTCCTGCGGCTTTCCAATAGTCGAACACCGCTTCGGGATTGGCCGGGCGGTCGACCAGAGAGATTTCATTCAGCACCAGACCGGTAATCGTCGTGTAATCGACCGGATCGCGCTGGGTCACGACACCGCCGATCGAGTAGCCCTTGTAGACACCCTCGACGACCTTTTGCCATGCCTGGTCGTCGACGATGCGGGCTCCGATATAGAGACCCTTGTCATCGACCGCCGCCTCGCGGGCGACGCCGACCGCCGACAGCTGGTGCATCTCGCGAATGTTGGCAAAGCGCATGTAATCGCCGAGCGCTGCCATCAGGGCTTCGCGTTTGACGATCTCACCCTGGTCGTCGCGGGCTTCGGTCGAGGCATAGCCCCAGACCTCGCGCCGTTCCGCATCGACCTTTGCGATCGGCAAATAGAGTTTCATGGCGTGATTTCCGACCCTCGCTTTGATGGCGTTAAGACGCTGCCGCCCGCCGGCGTTCAGGGGCTCGTCGGCGCGCACAGAACCGTGGAATTGAGCTTGAGCACCCGGCCGTCGCTGAGATTGGCGGTGGCCTCGAGCACGTAGGTGGCGCCGCTCGCCGAGGCCGGCATGCCGCCGACCGTGGCGACCGAAAAGAAACCGGCCCGAATCTGCAGCGAGCCGTCGAGCGGCGAGCGCAGCTGGATCAATGTCGCAACTGAGGTCGCCAGGACTCGCGCCTGCGGTGTCGGATCGGTCGCCGTCTGGTAGGGTGCCAGCGAGCAGGTCCAGCTCGTCGACAGCATCGTTGCCGCCCCGATATCGGCGGTGAAATCGAAGGCGAAATTGTCGATCTCGCCGGGCTCGATCGGATCGAACGCCTGGGGCAACCGCATCTCAGCTTCTCCTGACCAGACGGACCCGGCCCGGTGTCGCCAGCAACCGGATTCGGCCGGGCCCGGTTTCGAGCGACAACAGGACTGCAGCCAGCGCCTGCCGGACTTCGAGCGGCAGCAGCGCATCGGCGATGAGGAGGGTCGCGCCCAGCAATTCGGCGGGCAGGCTGCCGTCCGCACGCGCCGCGCTCAGCGATTCAGCCGACGCGCCGCTCTCGCCATGGAGCGATCCGATGCTCTCGGTTGGTACCGGGTGGTCCCCACGCAGCGCACCGAGAACCGCAATCGGGACGAAATTGTCATCGGTAACCAACACCGCGCCGATGCTTTCGAGCGGCGCAGCGGCATCGGCGCGGACGGCCGCCAGCCATTCGATCCACAGCGGCGGGAGTGCCTGCGAGGCAAGAGACTCGAGCTGGATTTCGGCATCGGTCATGAGGCCGGCGGCGAATTCCACCGGCACCGCGCTGTCGGTCTCGACCGCCAGAGACCCGGCGAATTCCGCCGGCACTGCGCTGTCGGATATGACCGTCGTGCCGGTCGTGAACGCCGCGATCCCGGCGCCGCTCGAATCCGCGGGGCTGAGGTTGAACCCAGCCGCCACACCGCCGGCCGCGGCGGCGGTCTGGTACTCCATGATAAAGTTCGTGCCACCGCTCGGCGGCCCGATCTGGGTGAACCCGGTGCCCGCCGTCGATGTCGTGCTGCCGCTCTCAGTCGCAATGAACCCGATGACAAAATCACCGGGGAGCGTCGTCGTGACGCCCGGCGAGGATGGCGTTGTGGTGCTGGTGTTGTTTTGGAACCCGTTGGCGTCGAGGCCATAAATGCCGGCCACTTCGGCAATGACCATCTGCGGGTAGGATATCGACGGCGCTTCCAGCACGATCGCGGTCGGGGCATTGGTGATGTCGAGCGCGTAGGCAAGCCCGATCTGGTAGGTGCCGCCGGCCGCGGTTGTGCCGAAATTGGTTACAGTATAAACGTTGCCTTGATCATCGGTGACTGAGATACCGTCGTCGCTCTCACCAAGGTTGCCGAGAAACACCACGACTGCGTTACCGACCCCGACCGCTTGGTCGAGCGACACCGACCAGCTGGTGCCAGCACTGCCGTTATTCAGGTATTGCGCGGCGGTTTGGACGATAGTACCAGACACCAATCAGCTCCCCGGCGGCGGCAAGGTCCAGATCGCGACTCGGCTGATATTCGTGACCTGCCCCGTGCCGGTTGAAACCATCAGACAATAATGCTCGTTCGGTATCGGCGAATACGTACCCGCCGGCATGCCGAGGGCCGTGCCGTCGGCGACTGGAACCATTGTCGGGCTGTATTCGAGCGTGTCGTAGGCGATATCCGCCGTCGCCCGCTCGACGAGGCCAATGCCCCCGTTCATCGCCGGCGTGATCACCAGCGTGCCGTTCGGGCTGCCGCCGACCGCAGGTAGGTTGTAATCGTAGTCGGTGCCGGATAGTTCGCCATTGTCATAGGTGTAGTCATGCAGCGTGCGCCCGTAGGGCGATTCGTAAAGGTCGATCTCGGTGGCGCGCACTGGAGAGCTCTGCCCGCCGCCAAACCATTCCTCGCCCAGCATCCACGCGATCGACCAGCCGGACCAGGCTTGCGGCGGGATAATCGTCCCCGAATAGGAATAGCTGACGTCAATGTAAAACGGCGGCTGAAAGGTGGTCCCTGCGACCTCGCTACCGTTCCAATAGCAGGTGTTCCACATCCACCACGGGTATTCGTTGCCCGAGGCGGTGCTGTCCATCGTCAGCCCGAACCCGTTGATCGTGTAGTCTTCGGGCTGCGCCACCTGCGGCGGCCAGCAATAGGGTGCGGCCTTCTCGGTTGGGCAATCGGTCTGGACCGCATTCGGCATGTTGTTGTGGTCGTACCAGTGGAAACCGGGACGGCGCGTGTCGCCGATGTCGAACGTCGCCGGGTTCGACATATCGTCGACAAAGATTTCGCAGGTCAGCCCCCAGGCCGCAGCGATCGCCGGTGCCGGGTCGGTGCCGGGGCAGGTGTAGAGCGGCGCTGACGGCGCGCCGGTGGTCTGGCCGACCACCGACAAGGCCGCCCGAGCCATGCTCGGGGCGAGCGCCAGCATCGCGGCGAACGCCGCGCAGACGAGAAGCGCGCGCATCAGGAATTCGTGTAGGGCAGCAGAGTGTGTTGCAGCGCCATCGTCGCGATCGCGATCGGCTGGCCGCAGGACGGTTTGAGCGTAGTCATCCGTCAGCTCGCGATGCGTGGTGCTGCGATCGCCGCGGGTGATGGGGCGAGCCATTGCGGCAAGTCACCGAAATTGTCCGCGAGGGTCACGTCGCGATCGATCGCAATGGCGCCGGCGGTGCCGGTCGCGATTGGCGACGGTGCCAGCGCCTGCGCCATACAGTAGCCGCGATAGGAAATGTCGGGCACGATCGAGGCGGAACGCCAATAGCGTTGCACCCGCAGCCGCCAATACAGCTCGTCCGCGGTCAATGGCTGGTTGGCGCCGACATAGATTCCGGGCTGATAGCCGGCAGCCGCGACGGCGCCGGCCCAGCTGTTGACGTGAGCGATCGTGTCCGCGGCCGTTGCGTATGCCGCCACACCTTCGAGATCAAACCACAACGTGATCGGCGGCGGCAGACCGACCGACCGCGCATTGATGACTGCCGCTGCACCATAGCTGCCGCCGAGCTCGGCCGAAGGTGCCCAGCCTGACCGTGGGCAGTGCTGGACCGCCATCAGTGCCAGCCCGGCATCGAGGATCGTCGCAACCTCGGGCGCGCCGAGATCACCGGGATTCTGCGGGGTTGTGCGCGATAGATACCGCACCGCAAAGCGAAACCCCGCCGCAAAGAGAGCCGCGGCGGCGCCGGGATCGATCGTCGTGTCGCTGTCGAACCCTTGAGCGCCGGCGGTCGCGGCGGCGGCGGTGCCGCCTGATATCGTCCCGTCGATCATCCGGCACCTGCCCGTGAAAGCGGAAAAGCCATCTTGATATCAATCCTTTGGACAAAGAACGAGGCAAACGATGACAAGCGCTGTGACGATGCAGAACACTTCCCAGGCGAGCGCGTTGCCGGTCATCAGACGGCCGGACGGATTGGTGTCAGGAGCTGGCTGGCTGTGCCCGTGACGCTGGTCATCTCGCCGCTCAAATCGTCGTGCCCTGCGCGCGCAGATCCGCGCTGCCCTTGTAGGCGGCGGTTCCGGCCGGCAAGGTCAGGCGCAGCCACACACCTTGGGCGTCGGCCGCGGTGCCACCCGCCGGCAGATTGCCCGGCGCCGGCACATTGACCAGCGACGGTTGGGTCACAAACGGTCCGGCCCCGGCAGCAGGTGCAGTTTGCCGGTTGCTCGTGGTGCTGGTGTCGCCGAGTGCGGTGCACAGGCTCAGATCCAGCAATGCGCCCGCCGGCAGCGCCGGGGTCTCGCTGGCGATTTCGATCTGCGCGCCGGTCAAGGCGGTCGTGGTGTTATTGTTGACAACGAATACCTTTTCGTAGAAGGCGCGCTGCGAGCCGCTTGGCACATCAGCCGCGGCGGTCGCGAAGCAGCGGGTGATCGCGGTCACCGGGTTTGGCGAGACCTCAAACAGCATGCCCTGCAGGATGCTGTAGATGCTGGTGGCGTCGGGGATCGACCCGGACGGCGTGGTCCAGTCGCGGCTGACCGCCACGGTATCGGTGCCGTAGCCGGACGTGGCAATGATCATGCGCAGCGTGTTGGCGCCGGTGCCGCCGGTGATGCGGATGATCATGCCGGGCGAGACACTGGCGCCGTCCCCGGATTGGAGCTTGAACAGCGGTGGCGTCGTGCCCGAGGTGTTGCTCGATCCGGCTTGCGCGGTGTGGCCGCTGATCACCGCGGTATCGGCGTAGACCGCGACATCACCGACTGCGGCCGTCCCGCCGGGGCTGGTCAGGCCGGCAATGGCGCCGCCGGTGATGACCGCGGCCAGCAACCGCTCGAACGTTTGCGAGCCGGTCACCGGGGTTGTTCCGTTCAGTGTCATGGCCGCCGGCGTTTGGATCACGCCGCTGCTGTCGCGGCCCATGACCTGCATCATTGTCGCGGTGTCGCTCGACGAGCTCGACACGGCATCGACCGTGCCCGACGGCGTGATATCGTAGAACGCGACGCGCTTGGTGAAATCGACCGCTCCGCCGACGGTCACGCCATCGGCCTCGGGCATATCGGTCGAGCCGTAGACGACGATATTGTTCGCAGTGACGCTCATCGATAGAGGCTCCTGTTGACGCGTCGGGCGGATGTGGGCCGCGAGGGCACGCAGAACGGCAATCGGCGTCGGCCGCGGCGATTGCCAGCGGCCGGCAGCGTCCCGGCGTTGTCGTCGTGATGCGTGGCCCGCGGTGATCGTCGCAGCCTGATGCGGTGCAAATGCTGCGACGGAACGCGGCGGCAAACGGCCGGGTCAGCCTTGCCCCGACCCTGCACCCGATATCTGCGGCGATAGCCCGGCCGGAAGCGGTGCTGGCCCGTGCGAGGTTTGCACCAGCGGCTGATCACCACCGGCAACCGGCGGAAGGCCGAGAATTTCGCGCGCCTCATTGAGAGTATAGACGCCGTCCTTGACCAGGATATCGAGGATCGACGCCTGGTCCTTGGGATCGGTCGCTCGCGCATCCGACCAGACGAATTCGAGGTCGGGGTGCCCCATCCGGTCCTGGATCACGCCGTCGACCAGTCGCTTGACCCAGTTCGACAGCGGCGCCAGCCCCTCTTCGATGGCTGTCTGCTGCGCCGATTGCGCAGTCGCCCGGTTGACCTGCGGCGTGAACGCGGTCGGCGGCAGCGAAAAGGCATAGCAGACGATGCGGGCCAGCCATTCGTCGAACTCGTCCTTGTACGGGGCTTCCTTGAACGCCTGGTACTTGGCTCCGGTCGGTGCCCAGATCAGCCGGGTGCGCGAACCGGTATTGCCGGCGAGGATCGAGTCGAACCACTCCTGGAATTGCCGGATCTGCTCGGCATTCCACCCATCCGGCGCGTTCAACAGCCCGGGCGGCACATTGCCGTCGGTGAAATGCTGCAGTTGCATCAGCTGGCGCCGCAGGCCGATATTGATCGTCATCAGGATCTGTTCACACGGCCCAAAGCCATAGGCCTTGTGCGGCCGCTTGTTGCGCGGCAGGTAGAGCAGCTGGTCGGCCGTCAGCAAACGCCAGGGCCGGCCGTGAATGATCTGCTCGTAGGCCGGTGCCGGCGGCAGCGGGCGCCGCCCGGTATCATCGATCAGCACCTTGATCGTGGCGCCATCCACGGCGTCGAGGGCAACGATCTCGCCGGCCCGGTTGCGGCGGATCTCAAGGGTCGGTGCGTCGAGCACCAGGAGATCCTCGAGCAATTCGCGCAGCCAGGTGGCAAAGGGCTGCTCGCCGTCGGGCTTGCGCCAGAACGCGGTCAGCGCGGCGATGCGTTCGGCTGCACCGGCCGCCGGCTGCTTTTCGTTGCGGGACTTGATCGTCCAGTCGAGCTTTTCGATCTGGTCCTTGCGCGTCTCGATCGCCAGCCGCGTGATGTCATGGTTTTCGGCCAGCGCGCGCAATTCGTGAAAACCGACCGGCTCGTAGGAGCGCGGGGTATAGATCGTGTTGTAGCCAACCGGAAAATCCCACACCCGCACCCGCTCGCGCTCGGGCGGGACCAGCGGATAGCCGGGCGAGAAGATCCCTTGGTCGGGCTGGAACACATCGCGGAACTGGGTAATGTCGTTCTGCGTGCCGAACCCGCCCCAGCTGTAGGAGGCGAGCGACGTGCGTTTTCCACCAGGCGGGGGCATCGGATCACCTCGGAAAGCCATGTGCGGCGTTGCGCAGCGAGCGGGTCGCCGCGGCGACCCCGGCCACTTCGGCCATCATGTCGTCGTCCGGAAAAACCAGGAACCCGAACGGATCCTGCAGCAGGTCGAAGATCGCCTGGTCGGCCAGCACCGTGTTCCAGGCGGCAGCGAACAACAAGGCCCCGTCGAGGTAGCTGGCCTCGTTGGTGCCGGCGACGATGGAATTGCCGAAGTTGGCCTCGTCCCATTGATTGACGCCTTTTGCAGCGCCGGTGATCGTGCTCTTGGTCTGGCCGAAGAACATGCTGGCGGTGCCGCTCGGGTAATCAAGGGTCAGCGCCGCGGCAAAAGGCTGGCCCAGCACGACCGATTGCGAAAAGGTCCCGGTGGTGGTCGTTGTGGTCACCCAGTCGATGAAAAAGCTCGTGCTGTTTGCGGCGATTTGCAGCGAGGCACGCCGCGCCACCGCATGTCCCTCGATGCCGAACAGGGTCTGTGCCGCTTCCTGCACGTCGTCGAGTTGGGCGACGACGAGCATCGTCTGCTGGGCCGGACTCGCCGACCACGGGCCGCGTCCGGCACCGATCGAGGTCCAGATGTATTGCGAACTGCCGTTGAAGCCGCAGGCCTGGCCGGCCGTCGTGGTCTCGGGACTGAAGGCGGCAAATTGCGTCCGGTAGGGATAGCCGCGCAGCGACAGGCCCCATAGCGGCGCGCCGAACGGACCCTGCGTCACATCGTAGGCCGACCCGTCGAAATGCCAGGCGTCGGCCAGGAATGCGGTGATCGGATCATTCGCCAGCCGGGGAAACCCGGGCGGCCGGTAGAGCCCGCGATAGGGCCGCAGCGGCTGCTCGAACGCCGGCGCTGGGCGGGGTGCGAGGAGCGCCGCGCCGCTACCAAGGAGGCCGGTCATGAACCGCCGCCGGCTCGTCCACCGCGATCGGCCCATCTGCAGTGTCGCGCTCGGCGCCTCGCTCGAACCCTTCGCACCCGGCCGCTGCCGACGCCGCCGCGTTACGATCAATATTGCACCGCGGTCGGGGCCAGCACGATGCTGTTGCCACTGGCGTTCAGGGTCTGGCCGCTGTTGTTCTGGCACAGCACCTTGAACCGCAATGCCGGCAGTCGGACCAGCCCCTGCGACAGGAACATCTCGGTCGCGCTGAGAGAAGCGGGCGGCAGCGGGAAAACGACGTCGGGTGCGCGCGGCGGCGACGTGGCAGTATTCTCGAAGGTCGTGCCGTCGACCGATTGCAGAAACCAGCAGGATAGATTGCCCCCGGTCTGGAACGCACCGGTGGTCGGACCGAGGGTCAGCAGCAGCGGCGACCAGATGACCTGTCCGGTATTGGCGTTGCTGAACACTCCGGCGGCACCGCCGACGCTGCTCACCGCCACCGCCCCGGAGGCGACCGCGTCGAGCTCGCTCGACATCAGCGTCAGGGCCGGTGCGTAGAGGCCGTTATTGGCGGTGCCGGGCTGCCACAGAAACGGCGATGCGGCCTGCGCCGACAGCGATATGCAACAGGCGACGACGGCGACAAGCCATTTTCGCATCATCAGTTCACCCAGGAATTGCCGTTTGCATCGCAGGTCACCGCCCGTGCTTCGTAAGGCGGGATGCCGGCGGTGCTGGCGTTCATGACAAAGCTGGCGGCGCCGTCGATCGTTCCGCTCGCGGGCGTCAGCGTGATCGCGTCAGTGGCGTCATTGCCGGCACCGTCCTTGACCATCAGCGTGAAGCCGGGCGCGCAGCTGTAGTTGACCGTCGTCGGCTGCGGCGTCGTCTTGTCGATGACGATCAGGTAATCCGTTGTCGGCGAAACCGTCACCGGCCCCACCGCGGTCACCACCCGGATCGGAACGTAAAGCGATCCATTCCAGGTCGAGGTGCCGGAATAGACATTGTCGCCGGTAAAGCTGGTGTTGGCGGGCAGAACATTCGGCAGGCGCGCCGCGGCCAACGTGCCCGAAGTGATGTTGCCGGCATTGGTCGCGTCGGTTGCGCAGGACGGTGCCGCGCCGGCCAAATCGCTGCAGGACGGCTGCGACGCATGCGGCACACCGGCAGTCGAGATGCTGTCGAGCCATTGATGCGCGACTGCGGTGATGCTTTCAACACCGCCAAGACTGGCGGAGCCCGGCGGCGGCAGGTCGGCACCAACGATCGCCCGTGGTGCGATCGCGCCTGCCGCGCCATTGGGTGAGGCGAGAAACAGATTGGCCGGCTCCGCAGCGCTGCCGAGCGACAGCGTCCCCGAGGAGACGACCGGCGAGCCGGTGACGGAAAGCCATGACGGCGCCGCCAGGCCGACGCTCGAGACGGTGCCAGTCGGGCTCCCGCCGTCGCGGATTTGCCCGGTGCCGGCCCAGACTGCAGCATCACCGATGGTGACCGGGCCGGATTGGACGACGCTTTTGACGGTGCTGGCCGGCCCATATTGAACCGACTGGGCGTGGAGTGGTGCGGCATTGGCGAGCACCAGGGCGCCGGCGACGATGGCAAGCTTCATTGCGCGCGAGCCTTGAAAAAGGCGGTCGGGCTGGCGGTTTTGGTGAAGCATCCGGTCGAGCTGAATACGGCAACAATGCCAATCGAATAGATGTCCGGCGGACCCTCGAAATTGATCGAGACGGTGCTGTCGGCAGGCGCCACGACGCATTCGACCGGGGTTACCGCCCCGTCCGCCGGGGCCTCGTCGGCATTGAAGGTCATGACATATCCCGCAATGTCACCGGTGGTCACGTAGAGCGAATAGAGGTTGCCCGGTGCCGCCTTGATCAGATGGCTTGCCTCCGGCATGGCGGAGGTGGTCGGTATGATGCCGGCCTGGTAGGCGAGGGCGGGTGCCGCGCTGCCGGCACAGACCAGCAGACAGGCGAATGCCGTCACGGTGCGCATCGCCGATACTCAGAAGGATGACAGCGCAGCGCGCTTCCAGGTATTGGGCGCGGTGCAGAAATAGAGATAATTGCTGTCCGCCTGGAGCTGCCCGATATTGCAGGCAGCACTGCTCGATGCCGGGGTGCCCGGCGAGATCAGGCCGCCGAGATCGTTGATCGTCTGCGGTGTGGCGCTGGTGATCCGGAAATTGCTGCCGTCGAAGCGCAGTTGCAGGAATTCATAATTCTGTCCGGCGGCGAGTGCGATCGAACTGGTCGATATCCCGCCCTGCGCCGGTTCGAGGATCGCGCCGCCGGAGACGCCATTGACGTCGATCGCCAGCGGCTTGCCATTGTCGGTGGCAAATCCCATCGTCCACCCGGCGCTGATCGCGGTTGTCGAGGGCAGGGTGACGGTCAGCCCGGCGCCGGTGTTGTAGCTCGACAGCGCATTGCCGTTGTCGCTCTGCCCGGCGCTGTAGGTCGCCGCGGTCGGAAAGTTCCACCGGTTGATGTCGGGTGTGGCGCCGGCGAGGCCGATCAGCGCCGCGGTCGCCGGGGTCGCTTCGGTGACGCGGAAATTCGACCCGTCGAACCGAAGCAGCAGAAACTCGTAGTCGCCGGTTGCCAATGTCGCCGAGGTCACCGACGTGCCGCTGCCCGGATAGAGAATGTGGCCCCCGGCGGTGCCATTGACCTGGACCGACATCGTCTTGCCGTCGTCGGTTGTCAGCCCCAGGGTCCAGCCCATCGGCAGCGAGGTGGTCGGCGGCAGCGTCACCGCCATATACGAGGTCGGGCTGTTGTCGCTCGACACTACATTGCCGTTGTCGGCCAATGTCGCGCTGTAGGCACTGGTCGCCGGAAAGCTCCAATGGCTGGCCGAGGCCGCGCCGATCATTCCGATCGACTGTGCCGTGGCCGGCGTCGCGCCGACGACCCGGAAATTGCCGCTGCCGTCATATTGCAGCACCAGGAACTCGTAGGCGCCCTGGCTGGTGTTGGCGAGAGCGACCGTGGTCGCGGCCGCACCCGATCCCGGCCACACGATATGCCCGCCGGAAACCCCGTTGACCTGGACCGTCAGCGATTTGTTGTTGTCGGTCGCAAATCCCATGCTCCATCCGGTCGGCAGGCCGGTCGTCGATGGCAGCGTCACGGCGAGTCCCGAGGGGGTATTGTAGCTCGACAGAATGTTGCCATTGTCACCGAGTGTCGCGGCGTAGCCCGAGCTCGTCGGATACAGCCAGTTGCTCGGCCAGGGGGGCGGCTCGAACCCCATGTTCAGTCGCGTGTTGCGTGTCGAGGAGACGATCCGCCAGTTGTTGCCGTCGGACTGGACCCGCAGATATTCGTAATTGCCGCTGCCGAGCGTGACGGTCGTGACGAGTTTGCCGCCTAGCACGAGATTGCCGCTGGGGGCGGTGACCGTCATCCCCTTGCCATTATCGGTGGCAAAGCCCATCGACCAGCCCGGGGCAACATTGGCGATCGGCGGCAGGGTCACGGCGAGCGACGTGCCCGGTGCATTGAAGCTGGAGACCGACATGCCGTCGTCGATCGGCGCCGCCGTATAGGTCGCGCTCGCTGGAAACATCCATTGCGGGCGCGAGCCGGTACCCTGGACCGCGATACCGACCGAATTCGGACCGTAATTGACGACATTGCCGCCGTAATTGGGATTGATCAGGGTATTGCCGACACTCGCCGTCGCATTGACCGCTGTGACACAGTCGAAATAAGGTGAGACAAAGGTGTTGAGGCCGTTGTGATCAAACGTGATCGACAGGCAGGTCGGCGAGGCTTCGAGATCGAGGCCGACAAACGTGTTCGAGAAATTATAGCCGTTCTCCAGCACCAGGGCGCGGCCGCCGGTCGCAGACGCGGTGCCGGCACCGGAAATGTGGGAAAACTGCAGCTGCTCAAAGGCCATGCCGGCGCCGCCACCAGCGGTGTCGCAGACCGCGTAGATGTCGCTGTCCAATACGTAATTGAACTGGCAGGCACCCGCACCAGCGCTGCTGCTGGCGTTGTTGACGATCAGATGATCGATCTTGGCCGAGTTGTGCGCATCGGAAAAATCCGGCTTGCCAAAGACGACGGCATAGGAAGGAGTATCGGCTTCGATAAACAGCGAGCCCTCCTCCTTGAAGTAGAAGCAGCCGGTCGGGCTGGCGGGAGTGCCGCCGCTGCACTGGATTTGCAAGACCGGCCCGGAGGCGACGGCCCGGCCGTCGATGACGGCACCCTGCGAGATCAGACGAAAGCCGTTGCTTGCCTCTCCGGCGTAATCGATCGTCAGCTCGCTGGTGACCTTGTAGGTCCCGGCCGGGATGTACATCGGCCAGTCGTGGACGATGGCGGTATTGATCGTGGTCTCGATCGCGCTGGTGTCGTCGTGCGTGTCGTCGCCGACGGCACCATTGCAGCGCACGTCGATCCACGGCCGCCCCGAGCACATCAGCACATCGCCGCCGAGCGTCGCGGTGCCGCTCGTCGACAAGGTCGAGAAATTGCCTGGTGATTGTGCCAAGCTCGGCTGCGCGAGAACGACGCCGACGACGCACAGGCACAGCGAGACGGCGAGAAGGAGCTTCACCGGTCGATGTCCTACCAGCGCCGTGCTGCGAAGGCCTGGCCGCTGCTGGCGCCGTAGAGGCTGACGGCACCGGCGGGCTTGTACCCGGGCGGGGTCGCGAAGATCGCGCCGGGGGCGACTGGGATCGACGCGCCGCCCGCCGTCGCCGCGCCGACGTCGCAGACATAGATCGGCGCGTCCGAGTTGTTGGCGACGAGCCAGCCATTGCCCGGCACGATGCCGCCAAATAGAGTCTGCGCCGTGCCGCCGACCCCGACCGTGCTGCTGCCATCGATGGCGCTTGCTCCAGCAGTGTTGATCACCGGCAGCGGGGCCGCGGCGCTGACCGGCGTCGCCACCCCGGCGACAACCGCCGCCGGCGTGTGCACCGGCACCAGGTTGCCGACGCTATCGAGCCCGGTCGACAGCGCCTGGATGGTCGTATTCGCATCTTTGACGAGCAGCGTCACCGGTTGGCTCCTTTGCCGTGGCAGGCGGATGGGTCAGTCGGGCGGCTTGCGGCGAGGCGGTTGCGACAGCTCGCGGTTCAGCCGGCGATAAACTTCATAAATTCCCTCGCCGGCCATCGGCTCGACGAGGAGGTCGGTCAGCGCCCACACCAGCGCGTCGGCCCGGTCGGGAGACCCTCCCGTCCGGCGGCCATCGCGGTTGGCGGCCGCACCGCGAACAAGATTGCACATCTGGTCTTCGAGCCGTGCGAACGAGCCGAGATGATGGACGCGTCCCTGCTCGTAGAGTGCCGCGACCGGCTCGGCGCGGGTCACCTTGCCGCGCGAGGCATGCACCGCGGCGAAGGGCAGGTCCGGTTCCACCATCCGCAGGGTCGCCTCGACCATCTCGCCGCCATTGTTGACCTCGGCGACGATCCGGTCGGCGCGATGCGCGCGATAGGCGGCGACCGCAGTCCTGGCCCATTCGGCCGGCTGATAGCGCCCGGACAGATCGGCCAGCACCCAGCCATGACCTTGCGTGTCCTTGCCGGCGACAATGATCCCGGTCTCGTCGGCATCCCGGCCCGAGCTCGCGGCGGGATCGATCGCGACGACGATCCGCGCCAGATCGGGCGCCTCGCTGGCGCGCGCGGCCTCGATGAGACCGTGGTTCCACAGACCGCCCGGCAGGTCGTCGAGCAGCTCGGCCTCGATCTCCTGTCGCCCGATCCGGGTCCCCTCGTATTTGCGGACGATCTGTTCGATGAAATCGGGAGCGAGATTGGCGCGGTTCTCGTAAGTGGTGCCGCGCGTGACCGTGACGGTCCGGTCCGCGGTCAGTTGGCGCAACAGTTTGGTCGGCCGCGGCGTTGTCGTCACCACGACCCTGGGGTCGGTGCCGAGGCGCAGCCCGAACATCAGCATGTCCCAGGCTTCGGGATGGCGCCAGCTGGCGAGTTCGTCACACCATCCGGTATCGTGCTGCGGCCCGCGCAGCCGCTCCGGTTCGTCCGCGCTGTAGAGCGTCGCGATGGCACCGTTCGACCAGGTCAGCCGCCGTTTCGAGGGTTCGTAGCGCGGGCGGTCCCAGGGTGGCGAGATCGCCAGGATGCCGCTCTCGCCCTCGACCATGACATCGCGAGCGTCAGCGGCGGTCGGTGCGACGAGTGCCACCCGCCGTGCCGTCCCGCTGGCCACCCGGGCGCGGATCAACTCGGCACCGGTTCGGGTCTTGCCAAACCCGCGTCCGGCGAGCAGCAGCCACACGCGCCAATCGCCAGGCGGCGGCAGCTGATTGGGCCGCGCCCAGAACGGCCAATCATAGAGCAGTGCGCGCGCCTCGTCCTGGGTCAGCGCCTCGACCAGGCTATTCCTCAGCGCCTCCGGCAGCGAGGCGAGCCAAGCGGCGTGCAAGCACCTCACGCGCGTCCTCCGCGAGCCCGGCCGGCGCGCCATCCTCCTGCCGCCGGGGTGGTTGCACGAACATTCCGAGATGGCGGGCGATCGCGTCGAGCGCCGCCTTCTTGTCGTAGAGCTTCACGCGGTAGCTCCCGGTCCCGCCGGCAGCGGGGGTGATCTCCGAAATCGCAGCGGCATCGGCATCGCTCAGCGTCTCCGGTGTCTTCAACACAAACCCGTCCGGTCCCCAATCGGCGACGCGACGCAGATCGGCAAAGGCAATGCGCGCGTATTCCTGCAGCACCCGCTCGGGTGTGACCCCGAGCCGGGCGGCACGTTCGACGATCTCGTCCCGTGGCGGTGCCAGCGAACCCGGTGCCGGCGAACCCGGTGCCGGCGAACCCGGTGCCGGCGAACCCGGTTGTGGCCCTGGCATGCGCGCGGCCTTGCCGTCCTGGCGCCCGGGTCCTGCCGCGCGTTGTGCCGGCTGCCGACCGGTGCGAGATGCCAAATGCGATGCTCTTGCCTGTGATTGCCAATGGCGCCGTCATGCCCGACCCGGGCACGCGGCGCAGCCGGGCGGAGAGCGCCCACATCCGTGCAAGCCGTCCGTGCCAGGCCAGAGGCCCGGCATCAGCGCCGCGCCGATGGTGAAGGCGGCTGTGGCGCCGGATCGCGGCCCGGCCTATCGCCGCCAGCGGCACCGCCCGGCACCGCCAATTTCGCCGTCTTATACGCGATCGATCCGAATTTGTCAATTGGAAAATTCGATTTTCGCAATTCTGCATCGCGCTGGTAATGGCCTTCGAGTGCGCCGAGTGCGGCAATCAGGATGCCGGAGGCTGCTTCCTGGCTGACCCGGCGGCCGCTCCACCCCTGTTCGAGCGCCCATTCCTTGAGCGATTGTTCCCAGCCGACAACGTGCCACAGGCAGGAGCCGGCCGGCGAGCCGATGCCGCCGACCGCGAGGATCGCCCGCCACACCCGGTCCCTGGCTCCTTCGGCCCGCGATCCCGGCTCCTCGCCGCGCCGGCGCGAGACCGCCGCCCCGTCGCGCGGTCGCGAATAGTCGAGCGCCCGCAGCGGGTCGAGTTGGGCGACGGCAAAACGGGCCCGGAAATCATCCCCGGCCTGCCGCATCGCAGCGGTGATCGCGCCGCGGCGCTCCATCAATGCCAGGATGTCGATCGCCCGGTAGGGGCGCGCCGCGCGGCCGGCGGGATCGGCAATCGGCCGTTCCAGTTGCTCGACCGCACCGCGCTCGCGGCGCTCGGCAGTCGGTCCGCTGCCGGTCTCATCCGCAGAGGGCAGGGGGTGGACAGCGCGACGAGTCATGCAAATCCTCCGAACATAACAAGAACAATCCGGTCACGAAAATTCCCGAATGGTGTGTTCGAGCTTGCTCAGAAAGCGTCGCGACGGTGCCATGCCGTTGCTGCCGCGCCGGCCACCGACCGCTGTTGCCAGTGCTTCCACCTCGCGCAGTCGCCTTGTTTCCGCGGTGCTGCCGCCCGCCACATGGCACAGCGCATGATGCTCCGGGCAGTAGGCCGAGCCGGGCCGGCACTCGGCCCCGCAACAGCGCCGCGGACCACCATCGTCGAGGATGAAGCCGCAGCCGGACTGATCGATGAGATCGAGATCGGGAAAGAACGAAACCGGCGGATGTCGCCGCGCCGCGCCTGCCATCGCTTGCTCGCCTCTACTTGCCAAGATCGCATTTTTATGATAGCGTGATTGGGATTGTTGTCAATATAGAAATTGCGATTATGTTATGGATACGCAGTGGTTCCACCAGGCGCTCGAACGCGCCGGCGCCACGCAGGCCGATCTCGCACGGCACCTGCGCCTCGCGCCGTCGGCGGTATCCCGCATGCTCAAAGGCGAGCGCCAGATGAAGCAGCTCGAAACCGTGCAGATCGCCGGCTTTCTCGGCGTCAGTCCGGATGAGGTGCTGGGTCATGCCGTGGCCGCAACCGGGGTGGGCGCGATCAGCGAGCCGCCGCGGCCGGGTCGCGGCCGTCCGCCTTCGGCCGCACCACTCGCGGCCCCGCGCGCGGCCGATCTGATCCCGATCCGCAGCGCCGGGCGCGGCGGCACCGACCAGGTGATGTTTCTCGATGACGGCCCGATCGGATATACGCCTCGGCCGGCCAATCTCGGCGGCGTCCGCGCGGCCTATGCGATCTACATGGTCGGCGACAGCATGCAGCCGCGCTACGAGCAGGGCTGGTTATTGCATGTCAATCCATTCAAGCCACCGACCCGCGGCCGCGACGTCGTCGTTTACAAGATCGGCGAGATCGTCCTGATCAAGCAGTTTGTCGGCTGGGAGGGCGACACCCTGGTGCTGCGCCAGTTCAACCCCCCCGACATCCTGCGGGTTCCGCGCGCCGAAGTGCGCGAATGCCATCTCGTCGTCGGCGCCGATCAGGAAGGCTGAACGACCGAGCACCCGCAGTGCGGGTGCGGGGCACACCCGAAGCACCCCGCGCCCAACCGCTCTGCTCAGGTTCAGGCCGCTTCGCGGTGGGCCGCCTCGCCGATCACCAGGCCCTTCTCGCCGGCGCCAACATGCACCAGCGACCCGTCGGGGATGCGCCCTTCGAGGATCATCTCGGCCAGCGGGTTCTGCACCTCGCGCTGGATCACCCGTTTTAGCGGCCGCGCGCCGTAGACCGGGTCGTAGCCGGCATTGCCGAGCCATGCCAGCGCCGGCGCATCGACGTCGAGGGTGATCTTGCGGTCGGCCAAGAGCTTCTTCAGCCGCTCGATCTGGATCGTGACAATGCCCTTCATGTCGTCCCGCGACAGCCGGCGGAACAGCAGGATCTCGTCGAGCCGGTTCAAAAACTCAGGCCGGAAGGCAGCGCGCACCGCCTCCATCACAGCCTCGCGCGCGACCGAGACATCGGCCCGCTCGGGCAGCCGGGCCAGGGCCTCGCTGCCGAGGTTCGAGGTCAGCACGATCAGCGTGTTGCGAAAATCAACCGTGCGCCCCTGGCCGTCGGTCAGCCTGCCGTCGTCGAGCACCTGCAGCAGCACGTTGAACACGTCCGGATGCGCCTTCTCGACCTCGTCGAACAGGATCACCTGGTAGGGCCTGCGCCGCACCGCCTCCGTCAGCGAACCGCCCTCGTCATAGCCGACATAGCCGGGCGGCGCGCCGATCAGCCGCGAGACCGAGTGCTTCTCCATGTATTCCGACATGTCGATGCGCACCATGGCACTCTCGTCGTCGAACAGGAATTCAGCGAGCGCCCTGGTCAATTCGGTCTTGCCGACCCCGGTCGGCCCGAGGAACAGGAACGAGCCCATCGGCCGGTTCGGGTCCTGCAATCCGGCGCGCGCGCGGCGGATCGCGTTTGCAACGGCGGTCACCGCCTCGTCCTGGCCAACCACTCGGCGGCGCAGCGCGTCCTCCATGTGCAGGAGCTTGTCGCGCTCGCTCGACAGCATCTTGTCGACCGGGATGCCGGTCCAGCGCGACACCACTGCGGCGATGTGTTCCTCGGTGACCGCCTCTTCGAGCATGCGCGCCTTTTCGGCGCCCTCGGCTTCCTTGAGCTTGCGTTCCAGTTCGGGGATCACGCCATAAGTCAACTCGCCGGCGCGGCCGAGATCGCCGCGGCGCTTCACTTGATCCAGTTCGGTACGCGCCTGGTCGAGCTGTTCCTTCAGCTTTTGCGCATCGGCGAGCTTGGCCTTCTCCGATTGCCATTCGGCGGTCAACTCGGCCGAGCGCTGCTCGAGTTCCTCGAGTTCCTTGACGAGCTTGTCGAGGCGGTCGCGCGAGGCGGGGTCGCTCTCCTTTTTGAGCGCCTCGCGCTCGATCTTGAGCTGGATGATGCGGCGGTCGAGCTCGTCGATCGGCTCCGGCTTCGAATCGACTTCCATGCGCAGCCGCGAGGCGGCTTCATCCATCAGGTCGATCGCCTTGTCCGGCAGGAAACGGTCGGTGATGTAGCGGTTCGACAGGGTTGCCGCCGCGACGATCGCGCCATCGGTGATCCGCACCCCGTGATGCGTTTCATACTTATCCTTGATGCCGCGCAGGATCGAGATCGTATCCGCGACCGAGGGCTCGCCGACAAAGACGGGTTGGAACCGACGCGCCAGTGCCGCGTCCTTTTCGATGTTCTTGCGGTATTCGTCGAGGGTGGTGGCGCCGACGCAATGCAGTTCGCCGCGCGCCAGTGCCGGCTTCAGCATATTCGAGGCGTCCATCGAGCCCTCGGCCTTGCCGGCGCCGACCAGCGTGTGCAGCTCGTCGATAAAGAGGATGATCTCGCCAGCCGCTGCCGTGATTTCGGCCAGCACCGCCTTCAGCCGCTCCTCGAATTCGCCACGAAATTTCGAGCCCGCCACCAGCGCGCCGAGATCGAGCGCCAACAGCCGCTTGTCCTTCAACCCCTCGGGCACATCGCCGTTGACGATGCGCAGCGCCAGCCCTTCGACGATCGCGGTCTTGCCGACCCCGGGCTCGCCGATCAGCACCGGATTGTTCTTGGTGCGCCGCGACAGCACCTGGATCGTGCGGCGGATTTCCTCGTCGCGCCCGATCACCGGGTCCAGCTTGCCATCGCGCGCCGCCTCGGTCAGGTCGCGGGCATATTTCTTGAGCGCGTCATAGCCTTCCTCGGCCGAGGCGCTGTCGGCTTTGCGGCCCTTGCGCACCTCCTCGATCGCGGCGTTGAGCTTTTGCGGCGTCACCCCGGCTGCGGCGAGCGCTTTGCCCGCGGCGGTGTCGCGTGCCAGCGCCAGTGCCAGCAGCAGGCGCTCGACCGTGACAAAGCTGTCGCCGGATTTCTGTGCGATCTGCTCGGCCTGCTCGAACACGCGAGCGATTTCGGGCGACATGTAGACCTGCCCGGCGCCGGAGCCCTCGACCCGCGGCAGCCGCGCCAGCTCGGCCTCGACCGCACTCAGTGCCGCCGCCGGGTCGCCACCCGCGGCGCGGATCAAATTGGCGCTGAGGCCCTCCTTGTCGTCGAGCAGCACCTTCAGCAGATGTTCCGGGGTCAGCCGCTGATGCCCGCTGCGCAACGCCAGCCCCTGGGCCGATTGGATGAACCCTTTCGACCTTTCGGTATATTTCTCAAATTCCAT